TTTATATATATCTTATCCATTATATTTTCTCCTGTTTGTTTAGTTTATCCTCTACACTTTCAACAATATTCATTATTGATTTGTAAGTAGAGGGATGTTTAGTTAAGGCTTGTTCAATGTAAGGATCATTAATTCTTCTAACTCTCCTATACTCATAAATGTTTCTACATTTTTTAAAATCATTTATGATTTGATCTACACCTTTATTTGTACTACCATTGGCAGCACCTTTAGTTTCTCTAGTCATTGGAATACCTAACATATTGTATTCTTCAAGGGAGGTTATGTCGCTCTCCAATATACCAAAGAAACTTAAAGCTCTTGATATTGCAAATGTTTCGCAGAGTTGATATGATCCCTGCTTTTTAAAAGTTTTATGATGACCTGTGGCTAACACTCGTTCAGGATCATAAGCTAAAATTCTACACTTACAAATATAATAATCTTCTTGGTCAAATATCTGTGTATCAAATCCAAGTTCATCACCAAACACTTGCCTAAAGTATTTAATCTTGCTCCAAGATGATACAGCTTTTTGACCTTTATCATTTTTATATATGCCATCTTTACGACACAATTCATTTATCTTATTTATTTTGTTTATCATATTAATATGTCCTCGTAGATGGATTATACGGATCAACAGTATTATCTACCTTAAC